GTGTTTTCATAGGGTCAAATATATAAAAACTTTAAATAAGTTCTCTAATTTTTAAAGCAGCTGAAGCATTTAAAGTGTTAGTCATAGGAGTAATACATACTACTAAAGTGTCTTTAACTCCTAAAATGCTTTGTCCTATACGTCTAGCTGATTCTTCTGTTTCTGTAACAGAAGAGTCTTGATTACCATATGCAGAAGATACGATCTCACCTCCAGTCACAGTATTAGCAGAAGTGCCAACGGCTACATCTACTGCGCCATCTCCTCCATTACTATAAGTAAAAGTACCTGCAACAGTAGGGTTAAATATCAACTCTATTAAGAAATTATCATTAGAGGTAATAAATCCTTTATAACCTACAGGACTAATAGATATGTTTTCATACCCGTCTTTAAGCCGGATTCCTAGAATAGCATATTTAGTGCCTGATACAGGTAAAGAAATTGGAGTAGATCCTGTGTTAAACCCGCGAATACGTCCTACTTCACCAATAGCGCCTTCGCTTGATACTTGAGCACATATTTGATTAAACTGTCCGGTAGTTCCTGTGTCTCCACTACGTATTTCATAGCGGATAGGTAATGATGGACTTAGTACAATAGTATCAACAAAGTTATTTGCATGTGAGAACTTATGTACCCACTGAATTTGTCCGTTTAGTATGAATCCAAACCTTACCTGAGTACCACCGAGGTATAAAAAGTCAATTACAAAGACATTAAAGTTTTGCCAATTTATATTTACCCCAGAAGGGCCTGTGCCATCTAAGGTATCAATGTTCCATTCAGACTGCCCTACATTAAGCTTTTCAGTACCATCCTTAGCTACAATAAGCTTAACAGTATTGTTAGAAGACTCTATGTAAAATCCATCTGCATCAGTATGAGTTAAGCTAGGTGCAGTATAGTACCCAGCTCGTTTAGTTACATCATCTTCTGGGCCAAAGAAAGCAAAAGTAATTTCGACTAAGTGAGATTTGCCAGAAGCATAGTTATGCCTCTGAAAAGTTTGCCTGATTATTGTAGAGTTAGTACTATTAACTTTCATAGGTACTCCCCCCGAGCCTTTCTGATAAGTTACTGTTGTACTTCCTTGCCTAAACTCATCATAGAAGTAAGGAAGGTTATCATTTGTTTGACGATAATCTCCCAATGTAATTTGCTGAGATACACGTAGGCGGTTAGCTGCATCAATAGATGCATCATTACCTACTAATATTTGTTGTGTAAATGGGTCTTCTATAGTGCCTTCGCCCACGTAGTTGAAGTTACTTTTGACCCTATTAAGTAGTGTCTGTACTAAGTTCATGAGTTATAAGTGTTTGTTACAAATGTAACAAAAAAGGGGGAGTTGTTACTCCCCCTAATTAACTAGGTAACTTCACAACCTAATGGACCTGCACATGCAGCTTGAGAGTTAAAATCTGTTAGATCTTGTGTCTCTACAACTTTAGTCATATCGATACCAGCTAGATTTGCTGATAATTCCACGAACTCTTCTTTGGATATATCTTCAAATGGAGCTTGTTCGTACGTGCCCCCATCGTAAGGTAATAGTGATAACCCGTTATAAGAATCTCGGTTATTCCACATCCACATAGCTACATCATCCCACTCATTTTCACGAATAGAAATAGTTGCAGATACATTGTGTCCATTTTGACCATGACGAAATCCAGGAGATACCCATTTCTCAGAGATTGTCTTAACTCTAGAAAGCAAGTTTAACGCAGACTCATGTCTTGTCACAGCACCCTCAGGAGCTTTTTGTGGAATAGAAATTACTGCGGTATCATGGGGACGAAACTTCTCATCCTCTACTAATTCAGGAGCGTTAATGCTTAAATAGGTATATAATGGTTCATTTTTACCAATACGTATACGACGAAGATAAAAATCATTATGCCAAGCATGTATCCCAGAAGAACTTCCAACAACAAGCGAAGTAGTACCAGCAGGTTTGACGGTAGTAGTTCTAGCGGCCGGATTAATGCCGATCGCATTTGCAGTAGTTTCATTAACATCTTTTACAATTTTAGCCATTGATTCGAGGTCATACTTAAATACTTTCATAGAAGCAATACCGGTCATAGACACCCCAATAAGAGCATCTTTCTCAGTAGTCTTCTTCCACACATCTCGTAGATAATGAAAGTCAGTATAACCTGCTTGCAGTGTACCTAAAAAGGAAGCTGCAGCCACACGGTTAGAAAAATCTTCTTTGGACTCTATATTACTAACATTGACCTCCGTTAAATTACAAAAAGAGTAAGGTCTTAGGGCAATTTCACAACAAGGATTGGTTCCCCAATCACGATCGTTGGTAAAATAAAATCCCGGTTCACCAGAACCTGAATCTTTTGTCTTCTGGAAGAGTTCAAAGAACTCTTGTTGTTTAATTCTATGACGTTGAATCACTGCAGAGTTATTAGCTCTACCACGTTGTGGGTTTAACTCCCACCATGTTCCGGCTTTACAAGACAACATCTCTTGAGAGTCCATGGAGAACAAACTGATCAAAGCTGCACGACGAATACCACCTGCTAGAACTGCGTCTGCAATGTGACACATAATGTCGTGAGATTCAATATCACTTAACTTGTCCCCATCTTTCTTACTATGTAAAATAGCTTCAATAGCTACTAAACACTTACGTAGAGGATCTGCACCTGGAGCTTTACCACCACTGGTGATAAGAGGAGCTCCCTTTTCTCTAATATCAGAGAAATCAAAATCTGGGGTGCTTGAGTTCTTACCGAAATAAGCCTTCATTAAAACTTTTATCGCATCTGCCCATCCTTCGATAGAATCTCCAACAAGATATCGTCTTCTTTTTTTCGGATTTGGTTTCCTAATTTCAGGTAATGCTTCAACATGGTGCCGTTGTACGGAGTAGCCCACACCAGTGCCTCCCAGAAGAAGAAACATAGCTTCGCTGAAACTTTCAATAGAATCAACTGGCAAGTAAGCACAATTATAGACCCGATTTGGTGCCAACTCAATTGGCTTTCCGCCGAATTGTAATGACCGCATTGAGGGCAATACCTTTTTCGGTAGTACGTAATTTGTGTAGATTTCATTAATTTGATCTTTCAGTTCCGGATACTTCTTTACATGCATTAATCTATTTCTCTCAACAATCTCACTCCAAACTTCTCTTCTTTCTAACTCAGGTATATACTTTGCATACTTAGCGTGGACAGTAATGTCCGATAGAATTGAAATGGTAGGATCTACGTTCATATAAAATGATTTAAAGATTATAAAAGTCCAAATTTAAGAAAGATTCTGCCAGTTACCCGGCAGAATCAATCGTAAAATCCTATTTTCCGGTAGAGCCAAAGCCGCCCTCTCCTCTTTTGGTAGTAGAAAGCTGTTTTACAAAACGAGGTTGAGTTGTCTTAATAGGCACAACTACTAGTTGAGCGGTACGCTCACCTGCTTTGTAGTTATTAATAAGTGCTTGTTGATCAGGATACCTAAGTATCTGCATAATCTCGCCCCTGTAATCAGAGTCGATCACACCAACACTATTAGCTTGCATTAAATTTCTTTTAGAAATGCTACTACGAGGGAAGAGTAATCCCACATACCCCTTAGGGATTGCAGTAGCTATTCCAAATTTAATCTTAATTCTTCCATCGCTTGTGGCCTCTACAGACACTGCGGTTAAATCATAGCCTGCAGCTCCGTCAGTTGCTAATTGTGGCAGCTTGGCGCTAGGATGTAGTTTCTGGAAAATCATGTAATTGTTTTAAGTAATTAATCGGTTCTTTACCAGCAAATTTTAACCGGTCATTAATCTGTTCGAATATTCTACTATCTCTAAACAGTCTCTTGCCCGAATATAAATCTGCAGCGGGATGTGCAATACGGAATACGTCATGTGCAAACTCCATGTTTGCAGTAATAAACTGTTGTGCTTGTTTCCCTAGCATTACAAAAATGATTGGATCGCCTGCTCTAGTATTTACCAGCGCATTAATCAAACGAGTTGTAAAAGGCTTCCATATTTCTGTATGGCTACCAGCTTTTCCTTTTTCTACTGTTAGTGCAGAGTTTAGAAGCAATACTCCTTGCTTAGCCCAAGACTGTAGAGTTATATCCATAGTCTCTGCAATAGCTATGTTAGGCATAGTTTCTAAACATTCCATTATCATACGTAGTGAAGGAGAGACCTTAAATTTGTCAGGTCTATTAGCAAAAGCTAAACCAGTAGCAGAGCCATCGTGATAAGGATCCTGTCCTACTATCACGACTTTTATATCCTTAACAGGACACAATTTAAAACATAGAAAAGAATCAGCAGGACTAGGGTAAAATGTTTTACCCTTTGATGTCGCTGCTATCTTCTTACCTAACTCTTTAAATGGTCCTTGGAAATACTTGTCTCCTCCTAAAAAGTTATACCAATCAGGAGGTAATAGTTTCTTTACCATCTAAAAATTGTTCTGGATGTTTTTCGTTAGGGATTATGTACTCTTTGCGTAACATCTCACGCTTATTGTCAAAGCACATGTAGAGTTCTTGTCCTATCATAGTACCTGGAGGGAGACCTAAGTCTTCTTCCATATGTACTCTACGAGTAGAACTTCTACTTAGTACTTGATGCATGAGACTTTCCTCATTAAGTCCATAGAAATTAATGAGGTAGTGTTTATACGCGGGGCTAACTTTAGAGTAATTGCCCCGTAAAATTTGATAAAAATCTTCCTGCCACATTAGAGGTATGGCCATAACATAGCCACATTGATAACTATCAATTTCTATTATGTGACGGAACTCTTGTCTAGAAATAATCTTATCATCTTCAAATCTGTTATAGTAGCTATCAGTCTTAGGACGATAAACTAGAATTGCAGTCGGTTCATCGTGAGGAATTGCATCACTAAAGTGCATATCTGTTCCTACGAATGTACCTACATACTCTTTCTCTTTACGAGATTCGTGTAGGTTACCAAAGAACATAGGAAATATGTAATCCGAGGCAACATTTTTTGCTCGTGTGTACAACAATACCATGCAAGACTTATCGTACCTAGATAAGTCTATTTGATAAATACGATAAGGAAAGCCATTACACTTAATCACCTTACCTACAGTTAAATCTAGTTCATTACTATGTCCTATAGTAATAGCATCAATCTTTCCTTTTTCATTAACACTCTTTTCTGAAATGTCATGTCCACCTAATTTAATAGCTATGACATAAGACCCTTTCATTATCATCTTTACATTCACAGATAATCCTGCTTTGCTTACATACGATAAAATAGAAGTGTTAAATGCCATGATTAAGAAAATGTGTAAAACCCTCCGTTTTCGTAATACTCCATCGGGTGGTCCCACTGATTAGTACTAGTATGAAAATTATACCTTTTTATCATATCTAACAAACCAGGTAACATATTTCCATACTCATCTATAACTGTTGTTCCTGCTCTATGCTTTACTATTCCTACTTGTTGAGTCTTTTTAGACACTACAATAAAAAAGAAATCAGGTATTAAAGAATAACCTGATGGAGTCCAATTTTTAAGATTTAGCAAAACTAAATTACGGTACATGTCTGCTTGTAAATCTAATCTATACTGAATCATAGTTTTACGACTAGCAAAATCAGTAATATTAGACAGCTCAGTAGTTTTGTAGTCTCCCAGCATAATAGTTTTATTATTATGGTTAACTCTTACTACATCTATTAGACCTTTACAAGGAGTTTTTAGGATATTCCCGTACAGTTCCTTTTGGTGGATTAGTTCTTCCCCATCTTTAGCCTCGATCCAACCGGATGTATGACTGTCTTCAGCTAAAGCATTAAAAGATGCATCCCCAACAATGACCTCTGTTTTATCAACAGGTGTCTTAGAGCTTTCAGCTACTTCTTTAAGCTCAGTAATACACTCTAATAAATTGTTCTCTGTGTAGATTTTATCCTTTCTTTCTTGTGACCAAGTACTACCTCCTACACCAACTTCATCGCCAACTTGTTGTATTAACTTCCACAAATCTTCTGACGTATCTCTACCTTCATAAAGACGATTAGTCATAATTTGCTTTACAATTTTAAGTGGCTTATCTGCAGTTGGTAGATTATTCTCTAAAACTTTAAAGTTTTTAGCTATTCCTTTTACACCTTCACAGATACGAACATCTACATAGGAACCTACATCAAATGCTCTACTGAATACATCTTTGCTTACTTCTGGATCTTGTTGCTGCTCATCGAACATTGCTTTCAAGTACTTAGGGTGCTTATAGTAGGCTTAAGTTATTAAATACCGTCTACCAGAGCGGATTTTTCAGCAAGAGCTTTCATGTACTCTTCCTGCTTTTTCTTATACTCTTCTGCAAGCTCTGCACGGATAGTTTCCCATTGTGCGTCTTTCTTCTCTGCATACTTAGAAGAGTGATAAAGTCCACGGTTATCGGTCTCACGATTTTTGATAGAGTGGGGGAATAAAGCACGTACCCGTAGAACATCGTCTCCACAAGCTACTGCGCCAATTTCTGCCGGATCTACAAAACAGTTTAGAGTAGCGCTATCTTCGCGCTCATAACCATTAATGTAGTCCTGATTACCTGTATGAATACCTTTAACACAAGACGCGTTAAAGTCACAGTTAACCTGATCCCAACTTTCTAAGAACATTTCATTACCAACACGAATGATATGACCTGCTTTACTACCTTCCCCAGAGAAAAATGCATCTCCTCGTTGGTGCATAATAAGAGGCTCAAATACCCAGTCCTCTGCAGCTGTAACTTTATCGTTAACATCTCCAGTGTCCTCATCAATACTACGCTGGACAGAATCACGAAGAACCTTCTTAGGGTTGCCTTCAGCATCTTGAATAAACTTGAACTTAGTACGATCCAATAAAGGCTCTACTACTTTCTTAGTACAAACTAAACCTTCCATGGTAAAAGGAGTCTGACGCACAGTAGACATTTCAGTAGCTACTTCATGAGAGTAACCTTCTTCAGTGTACTGCTTGTACAATCCAGGAGAAACAAAAGTACGAGTAACATATTCTGCTACAGAATTAGTCCAGTCAGCCACATTCTTAGGGTCATTCTTACGGATGTTATGGTTCCGTAATAATCTGGTCCAAAACTTCACAATAGGGCCAGTAGGTAACTCATGCTCTTTAGCATAGAGTAAATCATCTACCAATTTCTGAGGCATTGGAACCGGGTGCTTAGTACCATTTATGTTTAAATGGTACGTACGAGTGTTGGGATCATAGATAAGATCTTTACTTACTGTTTCTGCGGCTTCTTTAGAAACCACAAATAAAGCTTTAAACTTTTCTACTACCTCATCGTAAACATCTTTAGTGTCTGCATCTTGAGATGCTTCAAATAATACAGATGCTTCATCGTGTAGTTCCTTAGTATAAGGAACAGAAAAATTGTCATTAAAGACACTGGCAACAATACGTTTGCCGACTACATTAAGTGTAATCATTTGATTTCAATTTTAAGGGGTTGTAATTTACTGACTTCATTTTGGATATCTTTCTCTGTTAATCCTGATTCGTCATACACATCTTTTACTCTAAGTCCTACGTTAGAAGAAGGATCAAATGTCTTAGATTTATTCTCGTAATAATAGCCTATTACGTCTATAAATTCTACTGCATTTTCATCTTGCTCAAAGAACGATTCAAAGATAATCAATTTCTCTAACACATTGGGATCCAGAATAAAAGGATTTTCATCGTCCAATTCCAAGGACCATTTTTCTGTGACAACTTTGTTGTCTACGGGCAATCCTTTTGCCTGCCTAACTTGTAATCCAATAAGAGCTTTAGCCAAAGCTCTATCTTTAGAATAGAACATATTAGCCATTCCCTGTATACCAATAGACTTTCCGGCTATCTCCTTAAGCTCTAGGTATAGATCATACACTTCCACATTCATATGCTCTACTACTTTCATAATAGATTCGTAATTACGGGAACTTAATCTCTCTTTAACAAAATATCGAGTTACTTGATTCATCATTTCAGGATGTATAGTTATTGCTGGCTTTTTATTATCCTCAGAGTAAACAGCTTCGCCCTTCATAAGTCCAAAATCGTCTACATGAAAAGCATTCTTTAAACTTCTAAAGTACTTTTCGTTTTTAGCACTGATTTGGAATACAACAAAAGGAGCATTATATGAAGGATTAGGTACCTGATGTATTAACTCAGAAACAATTCCAGACATATTAGGGATACCTCTAAAGGCATTTACTTCACTAATTATGAAATTCACATAATGATCTAGCTCGTCTCTATTTTTAGTGGTACCATAAACAATAGGAACTTTAATCTTGTCTAAATCCTCAATTTTAAGATTTACAGCACTATAAACTATAGAAGAAGGTATTCCAGCTAATCTGTCTGGGGTCTTACCAAGATGCACAACAATCTCATTGTTTAGCTTTCTTAATTCCTCTGCAGTTAGTCTTTGAATTTCCTCTTGTTTCTCAAGCTTTTCTTCTATCTCGTTGTACTTTCTTTCTAAGTCCTTAGGTACTTCTACTTCATAGTAGTCTTTCATAGTATCCATATTAAGATACTCTTTCAACTGCTTTAAGAAATAGTTGTATATAGGCTTAAAATTAGTGGTTAAAGATTCTTTGTCTATTTCTTTCCATTCCTTCTTAGATAAGCCTACAATACCAGCTATAATATCAAATACTACAAAAGCTTCTTTTTGCAGAGGAGTCATATTCTCCACAACAAATAATTTATCTTTTATAGCGAAGACTCTATCCTCCCAATCATCATAAGAGAAATACTTAAACAAATAAAAAGTAGAATGCTGAGTAGTAAGATACCTGTCTTTAGTTTTACTCCTAGAATAGCCATTCATACTATACTTCTTATCAGAAGTATAGTGTTTAACACTGTTAGGAGAAACATTACGAGTACGAATTGTGCCACTGTAAGTACAATCAATAGATAGCACATTAACAATAGCATCTAGCATCATACGAGCATCCTTTTTTCTGAAGTTGGTGCCTTGATACTTTAAGTCTAAATCTGAAATAGAAACAATACCAGACAGACCACTAATCCTAGGATCAGAATGTCCATTAGTTACTGAGTTAAGTAACTCTAGCCATTTAAAGATATTCTTCTCATTGGCAATCTTCTCAGAAATAATAGCTGCAGCTTCTTTCCGGGCAGACTCAATTACTTTTTTAATATAAGCTTTAGTCTCTTCGTCCCAAATAACAGACTCACGTGATGGCGTTACATTAACTCCATCTTGTACTACTTCTCTAAAGCCTTCTGCGTTTTCTACTACAGATTTAATAGGACATCTAAATCCTACATTACCGCGAAGAGTTTCCATCTCAAGCTCTTCAAAACTAACATAACCATAGCACACTCCAGTATTGTCTTCAGACTCTGTGTCGCGTACAATGATAATATGAGGCTTGTTGTAAATGCTGTTCTGAGAGATAACAATGTTATTTGAGGAATGCAAAACCCTAGCTTTGTAATTAACATCCTCACGGTATTTAATGTTACCCGCATCTAAAGCCTCTCTATCAACGTAGTGCTCTACCCTAAAGTTAATATTAGGAAAATACAGTAACTGTGCTTTAACAGCATGGATAAAAGGTTTCATGTTAAACCTCTTTACAGGTACTATAATCCTGGTAAAATTAGTAGAGTTAGGACTAGATTCATGATGTACAACTGCTCCAGCACTAAAAGTAGTAGTAGGGTTCATAGAACCATCCTCATTAAACTTAGATACCATAGACTCGATATGTCTAGAGAAACACTTAAATTTATAGTATTTCCCATTGTGGCAAGTTTCCATGATGTAGTAATCTACACCAGTTGATAATGCCACTTTATTACCTAAACCAAATGCGCCTAATAACGCTTTGGTATTACGTTTAGTGGAATCAATTATTATCGTAAAGGAGTTTACCCTTTACTTCTGCAGTTTCAATTTAGATTATATCTGCAGTTTAGACTATATCATCACCTTAAATAAGATGGAGGGCGCTCGTGGAGATATTACTGACTGTTCTAGTCTCGATCTCTAGTCGTTGCACTTTCAAGGACATCCCTGTCCAAGCTTAGCTCATGATTGTCTGTCTCCAGAGTTTCCATGAGTTCACCCTCTTTTACTTGGTCACTCCACTTATATCCATAAGCAGTTCTATGTGATTCTTTAATAGCTCTAATTATATGTGATTGTCTTTGTGTATCTAGACCTAAGTCCCTACACGCTTCTCCGACATCCGCATATACCTTACGATTATTTCCTTTAATTCTAACTATTTGACCGTATTTAGATGTACCTAATCTAGGTTTGAAATTAATACAAGTATTTCTATTTGTTTCACGTCCTTTATCAGACATGTTTATACTTATACCTCTTCTACCAGTAGATTTACCTTTTAAAGCTTTAGATATCTTAAGCCTAGTAGCTTTTGATCTCTTTTTACCTTTCCAGTAATCTGGTCCATCTGTTCTGGTTGTTAAATTATAATCCGGATTTAAAAATTTAATGTAAGATTCTTCAACATATTTAACTAGATCATATTCAATATTTTCTACTTCTCCTATAACAAAAGCATATTTGCCATATTTGTTATAAGAAGCTTGTAAATACTTATTATGATGCTTGTTATGCTTTAAAGCTGAGAAATGCTCTGAAGCTCTTCTGTTGAAGTTTTTAGCACTACCAATGTAGAACTTGCCATTGACTATGTTTTGTATTCTGTAAATACTTGCCATAATCAAAGATATTGATTTTCTAACCAAGGTCGAAGTAACCTTCTAGACGAGGCATACCAATGCCTACACCTTTATCCTCTACTATGAACTCATCTATATAACCAGTACCTGTCTCACAGGACTTATAGATAAGATTAGCATCCTTATCTTCAGAGAAGTACTTTAAATCAAAGTAACTTCTATCAAACTTGCTATGCTTGTATTTATCTCCTTGTCTTTCGATAAAGAAATCTTCTTCTTTTGCCTCCCCAGAAAGAATTTGTCTTGCAATTTCTTTCTCTCGTAATGAATCAATAGCATTAGTTGCTAATTCACGCACAGTACTTTCTATAGGCTTAGTGTACTGAGACTTTTGTAGGGTATCAAATATCATCCCTTCTGATGCAACATCTATCTTACGATGATGTGCATTCTTATTGGCCGATTTGATTACCTCTGAATCTGTTGCTTGTAGACTCATATCTTCTTTTTGTTAAGAAATTCTTCTATTTCTGAATTAAATACTGCTTGTATTAATTCAAATTTATCCTGCGCTACCTCTTTACTTCCTATAATATCTTTTGGAACTACATCAAATATTTCATCTATAGAATTATAAATCCTACTAGTGTAATATAATTGAAGCTGTTCAGACCTACTTAGACTATCTATACCAAACGATGATATAGTTGTAGGAGGGTTCTTATCCCAACTATAACTTCTAATCTTCGTAGCTTTAACAAAAAAACTAGGATCTGCCTTAATCTTAAGAATGCCGTTATTAGAATTATAAGAAATACCCTTATAAATATCTCCAAGAGTTTTAGCTGAAGCTTTATAAGTCCAATTTCCGTAAAGACCATGTTTAAGATTAACGGTAGAAAAAAATATTTTTCTAGATTGTCCTATCATATACACTATGTCGTTTTTAAATAAATAGAACTTACCAGTTGTATACCCTTCAATATTAGATTCAGTGTAGCTTTTTTTGAGAGTAGTCATCTATTTCTCTATTTAACTGTTCCATAAAAGATACGAACTCTGTAATAAGAGTATAATCGTAATTAATAGTTCTTTTCTTTAAAGTCTTGTCTGTACGAGTATATCGTTCAGGCATATAAAACTTTTTAAAGAAAGAAGGAATCTTAACAAGATTCACGTAAATTCCTTTATGAGATAAAGGTGCACGTTTAAGCATAAACGCACGTGTCATGTTATTAGAATCATGATCACCTTTAATCTCAACATAGGATGTGTTGGTTTTAGCAAAGAGCGGAATGTACTTAAGCCTCTCTTTTATGATAAACTTATCGTCAAGGTCATTAAAGAATATATTCTTTGCCTTGTCCGCCCATATTATTGTAAAATCAACGGTGTATAAAGTCGCTTGTACTAGATTTTTACTAGATCTTACAGCAACAGTCTTACGCTTATGAACATCTACTATGTTTATAGGGTAAGCTGGATCTGTAACTTTAAACGACGTTTCTTCGAACAGATAGTCTTCTACGTATCCCAATCTTTTAAGCTCGATAAGAGCCCATTCGAAGTAAAGCTCCTCGTTAGAACGGGGCTTCTGCATCTTCTTGGTCTTTGCCATCTAAACTTGATTTTAAAAGGGATCGTAACAGCCTATAGTCATGTTCCTCAACTAAATCAGAAGGATCAGTACTTTGATACTTTTCCGGTATTATGATATTAGTGGAGTATCTTCCTGTAGCAGCGTATAATATACCCTGCATTTTTAAGGCTGATTTTTGTCCTGGATTATTAGGACTTTCATAGTCGTTGTCTAATAATACTGCTACATTGTTAAATCTGCGCGACAGATTAACACAAAGTAACTCACTAGGCATGTTTGTCTCACTTACAAGTGCAATAGCTGGATAGCCACACTTGTATAGAACTATTACGTCCTTTAGTGATGAAGTTATGATTAACGTTTCTCCTTTAGGAGGTAGCATTTCATAACCTTGTATATTGCTAGCTGTAGTATTACTTCTCCACTTCTCTGCCTTATCCGCCAATGGGGCGTATATCTTTGAAGAAGATTGGATCCGATAATGATACGTAAGTGTAGAACCACAAATGTGTGTTCTGGTACCCGTGTAACTTGAAATAGGCCTTACCCCAAACATCTCTAACTCTTTAGGAGTAATATTATATCTACTCCAATAAAGCTTGTCTGCGGCTGACCATTCTCTAAATGTAGGGATAATTACACTTCCAGATTTCTTCAGCCTAAACTGCTTCTTTCCTCGCGTATCTCTTTTGGACTTATCTTCCAAAGTTATAGCCATCTCTTGTTTGCTTACATTGATGGCTCTAAGGTTTAAATTAAAATCCCTATCGATTACTACCAGGACTTCATACATGTTTAAGTGTGGCCACTTAGCACGTAGATAACTAAAGCAGTTATACGAATCTCCAGTAGAAAAGTCTTTATAAAAAAGACTACTAGAACCTTTAGGGAATCCAATTTTACAAGAAGGAGATTTGTCGTTCCTTATATCAGAGACAAAAGGGACATCTATCTTTCGGAAGTTAGTACAATATCTTTTAAAAATATCATACTCGCTTATCTTCTCCAGAATACGTTCTGGAGTGAAAGCCATACTACTATGATTAGCACGAAATCCCATAATAAAAAGGGGAGTATCTCTACTCCCCTTGTAAAAGACTATCCTCCGTAAATGCTTTCTTCTGCAGCATCTTCGTCGATGGTATTATTCTGAGCCGGGCCTACGCTCGGATCATACTCCTGCAGAGTCATATCATTTACATTATAGGTAGCATTAAAGCCACCATATTCTTCAGAGAGTTTACGATGAAACCCGGAATCCTTAGCATAAGGACGTCCAAAAAACTTGTTGTAAACCTTCTGATACTGCTTGTCACCTTTGTCATCAACACCTAATAACAAACGAACTTCGTTGTTCTTAAGGTCTTTAACTAAGCCTTGCAGTTCCTTCACTTTACCTTTAACAATATCGTCAATGGTATCTAATGAAGCCTCATCGTCTGGTTTTACATTGGCCCAAGCTTTAATAAAGCTCACCAATAACTCTTCTCCCTCGTAAGCGGGTCGTGCAGTGGTACTATCATACCACTCCATTTTAGGGTTAGACTTTAAAGAATCTAAATCTACGTCCCACGCTGTGGTTCCCTTATCATTGATAAATTGTGTTTTACCATTTTGAGAAACACGGAACTGTTCAGAGATAAGAAACTCTACACGAGTAATAATCTCTAAATCTTTATTCTCTACTAAGAACACAATTTTGTTCATAGTACGGTCCCCTAAATTAATATCGATGTACTCCGGCTCTTTGGCCAACTCTATTCCCAGAGTTTTGTATTGAGCTTTAGTTGGATTTACAGCGATAACTTTAAAGTTGCCAATTCCCTGATAAAACTTAGGAACCGCAACTACCTGGTCATTTGACGAATTTGTCTTTACTCCCATCTTTCTTTTACGAGTTTGATTATAATTCAGTTAATGAATCAGTACCAGACTCTTGACGTTCTGCAGCATGTCCTACCATATACGGTTCAGAATCATTCTCAGCCTGACTGTCTTCGATACCGCCCAACTTTAAACCACTATCTTCTGCATCTTCTGGTGCATTAGGGGTTTCAGTCTCTGTAGTGTCGTCCTCAAGTACAAACTTGATGGTTTTCTTACGCTGAGTTTTACGACGCTTATTCTTAAGCTTTGGATGCTTACGAACTTCTACAATATCGCCTACGGTAAGTCCGTATTTAGCAGCCATTGCTTTGTTGTCAAGTCCGTTATCCAAATCCTCAAGGATACCGGTTACAGTAAGTTTAACTTTACCATCTGGCGTCGTTTCAACCGTAGAGGTTGCAGGATCTTGCTGTTGGTCTTGGTCCTGATTTTTTAGATCTTCTCTTGCTTCAATCATTTTTACGAGAATTGTGTTTACTAATCGTCTCCTTCATAGTACGCGTCCATCTTATCGATTAACGCCTGTACATCGTTTGGTTCATGTAAATTAAACATACCAGAGGGAGACTTCGCTCTGGTTACACCATCCGTCTTAGTGACGAATCTATAGCCATGCCCATCTTCCATATCTGAATCTTCATATACTTCGGTAAATAATACTACCGTAAACAATCCTTCTAACGTAATCTTTTCATCAAGCAATCTTCCTATCGTTTTTATCTTTCTCTTCTGGGATAAATCTTTCTCTTCTGTAACTTCATCATGCGACATGATGAAAATTTTAATGTCATCGCGCATGCCTAAACACTGCATCAGTAATAAGTACACGTTACCGGCCATCTCGCTAAACTTTTTGTAGCCTACTTCAGAAGCACGCTCCATAAATTCATTTGACATCAAGTACTGAAAATCATCAATAATGATAGTCTTTACTTTAGGGTTTTTATCAAGGTCTTTAAGTACCTTCATAAGGATGCTATACTTCTGTATAGCCCCCGCCTTTGGAAATAGATAATCACCTCCCTCTGGTGTGAGGGGTTTCATATTCTTTTTCCAACCTTTAAATGATAAAGGCTTTCTTACCACACCAAGTATTACACTCGTTTCTAAGTCTAGATTACGAAGTGCATAAGTCTTCCCTGAGCCGGTGTCACCCAGTATACCTACAAGTTCTGCCATTTTTAAACTAATTTGTATCCTGTACTATCGTATTGGTTCTTAGCTTATTTAGCATTCTAGTAATAAAAGGACTTCCGTCTCGAGTCTTCAAGAAATGCCAATACATCTTATCTCTTACAGGCCAGTTATTTGGACCATAAAAATCAAGATTGACCATTTCAGGTCTATGGGTTATCAAGAATGTATCCGAATACATGTACAGAGCATCAGCACCAAACACATCCGACTTCTGTGGGAAATGTAGTGTTGCATTCTGTTTACGTTCTGGAGCTTCAATGCTACGATTTAGCTGAGATACAATTATAAAAGCTGCTTTATAATCCTTCTTTAAGTCATTGAACATTGCTGCCAAATCATAAAGAGTAGCGTTTAGATCTTTGCTACCTCTCACTAATATAGAATGGTCTAAAGTCACTAATAAACCTCTTTCCTTATCGTTCATCTTATTTATTTTGTCAATCACTGTGGCTTTAATCTGCTCTACTGTACCCGACTTATCTACATAAGTAATCGGATACTTTGATAATTCATTTTCAGCAAAGCTTTGTGCTGCTGCTATCTCCTTTATCGTAATATTCTGTCCCCCATCGATGTCGGCCGAGTACAGCTCTTTAACTGACTTGCCTAATCTTTTACTAATCTTTCTTCCTACTAGTC